GCTTAGAGTTATTCGAGAAGTTCAACCGACCTGGGTTATTGGCGAAAACGTTCCCGGCCTTGTTAATTGGTCAGAAGGGGTGGTATTCGAAGAAGTGCAATCTGATTTGGAAGCTGAAGGCTACGAAGTACAATCGTTTATACTTCCAGCTGCAGGTGTCGGTGCCCCGCACAGAAGAGATAGAGTTTGGATTGTTGCCTACTCCTATAGCATCGGACATAGAGGGGGGAATATGCAATCCCAACCAGATAAGCAAAAAGAACGGGAGGTATATAAAAACCAGCAACGCAGGGACAGAATTTGGGGCCAAACTGAGGGATGTAGCGCAGTTGCTTCCAACCCCAACAGCGGACGACTGCCCAGCCAAAAACACAGGCAAGCGCAATCAGGATGGTTTGCAGAAACGAGCTTTTCAACAGACTGGCAAAACTTCCCAACTCAATCACCGGTTTGTAATGGAAATGATGGGATTTCCGCCGGACTGGTGCGATATATACTCCGAACTGGCGGAGATTGCTATACAGAGGAAGAGGCAGAGAAAGAAGCCAAAAGGATAATATCGAAAGTGCGAGCCGAAGGGATTAAAGCAGGCGGTAACGCAATAGTTCACCAAGTTGCTTTGCAGATTTTTAAGGCGATAGAAGAGTTTGAAAACTTGCACAGTTTAATGAAAGGCATTAATTGAAGATTATTAACCACCCGCTGGAGGGCGGGGTAAAACCAACAAAAATGAAAAATCTAATTATTGGCATCGACCCTGACAGTGAAAAATCAGGGTTGTGTATAATCGACAAGGACGAAAAGAAGGTAATTAAAGCGGAGGCACTGCCATTTCCGGAGTTGATTACAACCATTGTTCTGCATAAATTTCTTGGCGAAATTAAATGCGTGTATGTAGAAGCTGGATGGCTTAACAAAGGGAATTACCACGGCAGACTCGGAGATAGTAGGGCCGTGAGTGCCGCTAAAGGGGAGTCCGTTGGTCGTAATGCTGAAACCGGAAGAAAGATAATCGAAATGCTACGTTACAATAACATTCCAACGTGTGAAGTTAAGCCGCTTAGGAAGATATGGGAAGGACCTGACGGTAAAATATCACAGCCCGAAATACTTGAGATTATTCACGACTTCCCAAAGCGGGCAAACCAGGAGGTTAGGGATGCCGCGATGCTGGCCTGGGTACAAGGAGGGTACCGGATACGTTTAACCAAAAAAAAGATTCAGAAATGACAGAAAAACAAGTTGAATACCTACAGAAGGAAGGTATAAACCCGGAGGAGCTTAGCAAGAATATAGCTCTTATGTATCTCTTATCGGACATGGCGGAAATATACACTGTGGCTGTGCACACAGCGCTGAAGTCGCTTAACCGAAATAACCACGACCGACTGACTATCGAGAAAATCAGCCGACTGTCAAAGGCGCTGACGAGAAGTACCGCCAGGGCGCTGGGTAACGAGCCTCTAATGGAGAGGTTTGGTGACACGAGCGACTTCCTCCGGGGCATAATTGAAGGAGCACTATATATCGACACCTCAGAGGGTAGAGAGAGGTTGATTGAGGCGATGGAAGCAATTCTAAAGGATTAGCGCGAAATAGCTATTTTTGCCCGAAAATGTACCATAAATACACATTTTCGGGCTATATTTGTTCAAAACATTTCGAGTATGACGAAAATTGAAGAAGGAAAGATAACGAAAATCATCCCCGATGATAAGAATATGAATCGGCATAATCAGTACGGGATGTCGTTACTGGAAAAGAGTATCTCAGAACTTGGCCTTGGCCGTTCAATCCTCGTGGACAAGAATAACCGTATCATCGCCGGGAATGGAGAACACCCAACCATGAAACCAATCGGCCTCTTTGGCTATCAAATTGAAAATAGTTCAAAAGTTGGAGATATTGTAATTGATGCGTTTGGTGGAAGCGGTACAACGATGGTGGCCTGTGAGCAGCTAAATAGAAAAGCTCGGCTAATTGAGTATGATCCTAAATACTGCCAAGTCATAATTGACCGTATGCTAAAGCTTAATCCAGCATTAAAAATAAAAAAGAACGGAAGTATATATGAACATACTATGAAGGAGGGTAACGATGGCACGGTATAACAAAAGAATAGTTAAAAGGATATGCGACCTTATCAGGAAGGATAGCTATACGATTGCCGAAATTTGCGCAAGTGTCAGAATATCGGAACGTTGCTATTATTACTGGCAGGATAACGTTGCAGAATTTGCAGAAGCAATAAAAGAAGCCCGTGATCAATACGACGAAATCCTTGTAAAAGAGGCTAAAAACTCACTTTTAAAACTTGTCAAAGGGTACGAAGTTGACGAGAAAAAAACCGTTTATGTCAATGGAAAGGATGGTAAGCCTATCATCAAGGAGCAGACAACCGTCAAGAAGCACATTCAGCCGAACGTCGCTGCCACTATTTTCATGCTTACAAATAAGGCTCCGGACGAGTATAAGAATAAGCAGTTTAGCGAATTGACTGGTAAGGACGGCAAGGACCTGGTTCCACCAGCTAAATTACTTACAAAGAAAGAAGCAAAGGAGTTACTTAAAGAGCTTGAGGACGAGTGTTAATTGGCCATGAATACGGATGGACGCTTCTGGGATGTAGACGTGAAGAAAACATGGGTCCTTTCGAGTACCCTGAATTTCACACGCTTTTTTTATAAGGAGCAGTTTAACCGTAAATTCGTCGTCGGTGACCATCATAAGAAAATAGGCGAGGCCTTAGATAAGGTCCTTTCTGGCGAAATAACGAGACTAATGATAAATGTAGCCCCTCGTTATTCGAAGACCGAGATGGCCGTTAAAAACTTCATTGCCGAGGGGCTTGCTCTTAATCCAAGGGCGCGCTTTATCCATTTATCATATTCTGATGATTTAGCGCGAGATAACTCAAAAGGAGTACAAGCCATAATGGCTCTCCCGGCATACAAGCAGCTGTTCGAAGCGAGACCCACCTCTCCAAGCTCAAAAAAGTGGTACACAGAACAAGGAGGCGGCCTGTATGCTGTTAGTTCGGCGGGGCAGGTTACTGGCTTTGGCGCAGGAATCGTGGACCGCGATGACGTGGAAGAAGGGCGAAGCATGGACGAGTTCATGCCAGCCATCGAGGCTGACCTCAACTTCGGCGGAGCTATCATAATTGACGACCCCATAAAGCCAGACGATGCGCTATCTGCCACCGTCAGAGATAAGGTAAACAAGAAATTCGACACGACTATCCGTAACCGTGTAAATAGCCGCAAAACACCGATAATTATCATCATGCAGAGGCTTCACATTGACGACCTCTGTGGCTATCTTCTGAGACAAGAATTGGACGAATGGCACGTCCTGTCACTACCATGTATCTATACGGATGAGGCTGGGGAACAGCGCGCCTTGTGGCCCTTTAAACACACCATGAATGAACTAAAAGAGCTGCGTAGGAAAAACAGTTTTGTTTTTGACACGCAGTATATGCAGGACCCAAAGCCGCTTGAGGGGCTAATGTACGAGCAAGGTTTTAGGACATATGAGGCCATTCCAGCGGCACGACGTAACATAAAGAAGGCGTATATCGACACAGCGGATACGGGGGGGGATTACCTGTGCATGATCTGCTATGATGAGACAGATGTTGGGAATTATGTCACGGACGTATTATACACCCTAAAACCAATGGAATACACAGAACCGAAGGCCGCCGAAATTCTGACAAAGAATAGGACCGAGTACGCTATTGTTGAAAGTAACAATGGAGGACGAGGCTTTGCCCGTAATGTTGAGGCTCAATGCCGTATGATGGGGAATAACAAAACCCGCTTTAAGTGGTTTTTTCAGGGGGCAAATAAGCACGTCAGGATATTTACGAAGTCGGCAGATGTTCAGAATCTTATATATTTCCCGGCAGGATGGGATAAGATGTGGCCTGATTTCTATCAGGCACTAACGAGTTACATGAGGGTTGGGCAGAACGACCACGACGATGCCCCAGATGCGTTAACAGGGACTGTCGAATGGAGAGGGAAAGGGAGTGTTAATCAAAATCTGACATCTATTTTTTGATTTAAATATCGTACATTTGAGGTATATCTGTAACATTAATGACATGAATATAAAAGAATTACTCAGTTCAGGCTCGACCGACGAGGTTGTCGAGAAACTGAAAAGCGGTCGCCCTACCAGCTTGCCGGATACAGAAACGTATTCTAGCGAACTTGACCCGCTAACACACAAAGTATTTAGTACAACTGAGCGGCCCGATAAGACAATAAAGGTAGACACCGGAGATCCGGGCGTCGAGCCAGTAACAAAGACCGAAAAAGTCGCTCGTATTGCTCTAGCTATACAGAAGCTAATCGTAAAGCGCGCTGTATCATTTGTTTTTGGTAATTGCGTTGAGCTGGATGCCACCGTAGAGGACGATAAGCAGGGCGAGGTATTGGTCGCCTTACGACGTATCCTGTATGATGTAAAAAGTAAGTCGCTAGATAGGAGAGTAGCCCGTCACCTCTTTAGCAGTACCGAAGTGGCGGAACTGTGGTATCCCGTCGAGAGGAAACATAATACATATGGGTTTGAAAGTGACATAAAGCTAAGATGCCGAGTGTTAAGCCCTTTGACAGGGGATAAGTTATACCCGTACTTTGACAGCTTAGGCGACATGGTAGCCTTCTCGCGCGAGTTTACCATCAAGGATAGCGATGGCGAGGATGTACGGGTGTTTGAGACATATACAGATGACACTATTGTAAGATGGCAGGAGGGTGAAGACGGGATGGCACTTGTTGAAGGCTTCCCGGCGGTGAATCCATTGGGTAAGATACCTATCTGCTACGCCTCGCAGGAGCAGGTCGAATGGGCAGACGTACAGCCACTTATAGAAAGGCTCGAAAAACTACTGTCAAATTTCGCCGACACAAACGATTATCATGCTTCGCCAAAAATATTCGTGCAGGGACACATAAAAGGCTTCGCAGCTAAGGGGGAAAGCGGCGCTATTATCGAAGGTGAAGAAGGGGCAAAGGCTGAATATTTAGCTTGGCAGAACGCTCCTGAATCTGTTAAATTGGAGATTGACACCCTTCTAAGAATGATATATACCATCACACAGACGCCAGATATTTCATTTGAAGCAGTCAGGGGTATTGGTCCTATTTCAGGCGTAGCGCTTAAACTTTTATTTACGGATGCCCATCTCAAGGTTGCCGATCACCAAGAAGTCCTTGACGAGTACCTCCAACGACGTATAAATATCCTTTTGGCCTTCATAGGACAGATGAATAAAGGCCTTGAACGGGCAGCTAAGGATATTAGCGTGGAGCCTGTCATAGTACCGTACATGGTAGTCGATGAAGCTGCCGAGAATAAGATATGGCAGGATGCCAACGGCGGGCATCCCACTATTTCTATAAAAGCCTCATTCGAGAAGGCAGGTTTGACACGTAACCCTGCTCGTGATTACGAGCAATACTTACAGGAGCAGAAAGAGGCAAATAGC